TACTTGAAGATGCAGAAGCGTCTCACACCAAAAATGTTTCCGTTTTCGTCTCTTTGGGCTGAGTCTTCACCCGTGTCTGGGCAGACAAAGGTGTCGACGTCAAAGCCCTTTAGAGCAAGAGTGCGGATTAGCTTTGTGCGAAGGTGTGGAGAGCGACTTAGAGCTTCACCGACTGGACGTGAGACGATTACGACTGCCTTTCCGTTAAGATAAGGAATGTCCTCGGAAAGAAGAACAGAGACCCCACTCGTAGATTTGGCTACAAGAGGGATGCCTGCAACGGAGCCGACAGGTTCTACCCGCTCTTGCAGGCGAATTGTGCCTGCAGTTGGAATTACGAGGACGAGCTCTCCGTCCTTGTAAATGTTTACAGGATGAGGAGTAAGATTGAGAAATATTTTCACTATAAACCTCCTTTGTTTAAGCTTCGTGGCAAGTCTTTATTGTCTTGCCAAACTTTGTTGAAAGAGACATAACAAATGTTAGCAACAATTGCAAGTATTAATTTAAAAAAGTTTGTGTGCAAATCGTCACACGAAACAGCGTTTCAGTAGCACAGCTGAACACCAATTCTCCCAAAACGCAGACACAAAGTCGAGGCAAGAGTCGTGCAGGCACGCCAAAGACAACTCCTCTAAAATGAAGTTTCAAACACAGACAAAAGACGTGCCTTTGTCACAGCTGATGTCTTCCGTCGCAAGAAGCCCGCAGGCGTGCTAGAGCAGCTACAAATAAAACGAAGTTGCAGAGACAGTCGTGTTGGAAGAGCTGTCTTTAAAACGAGGCGTTAAGTGCAGTCGTGACGACAATGCTGCGTTTAAAACGAGGTGTTAGGTGTAGCCATTGCTACAGCACAAGTGTTTCGTCTTCCGTCAAACGTCGTGGCGGAGCTGAACTTGAAACGAGGCGTTAAGGAGAGCTATCGGAGCGCAGCTGGCGGTGAAGAAGGTCGTAGTGGGAAAGCTTGGTGAGAGCGAGCTGAAAGAGAGAGGCGACGGTTGGGAGATGGCGTAAGAAAGTTTGGTTGCACAGAACGAATGTTTGGCAAAATTTTTTGGAAAAATTTTTCAAGTTTTTGTTGACAATTGTTGGCAAGTTTGATATTGTTTCTTTGGTTTTTGGTTAAGGGATAAGTTAAGTTTAACGTTTAACAAAAGGAGTTTAGTTATGGGAAGGAAGCAAATGTTAAAAAATTCAATTAGTTACAAAGATGGAATTTACAGATTGACTTACTTTGTTGACGTTGACGGGATGGAGCGAGAAATTGGCAAGTTTGAACATGAGCGATTAGATGCGATTATTGCATGTCGTGAATTGTTGGCAAACTTGCCAAGTTTGCAAGCAAAGCTTGAAGCTCTCACAGACCTTGAAACTTGGTTTAACGGCCAATTGACAAAGATTGACCAAAGAATTAAAACTCCAAAGACAAAAAAGACAACGAAAAAAGAGAAAACTGAGGATAAGGATGCGATTTTACGGGATTTCCTAAAGAAACTTGGCAAGTAAGATGTGTTGGCCAGTCAATCCGACTGGCCAATTTCTTTTGTGCGAATCGTTCACACTGTGAACAGTTCACACCATTAACGTTTCACGTGAAACACCAGGGGCATGACCCCACGCAGGGCGTGTTATTGTGCTATAAAGGTCTCTATTTGCGGAGGTAGATTTTTTGAGAAGGCTGTCGGAGTCGAAGACGCTACCGTTAGCTTCGAGGAGCACATCGGAGTTGGGCTTCTTACGGAGACTATCTGTTGCATGTAGACGAGGAGACTATGTTTGAAACGACGTTTTAGAAGGAGCTTAGTGGGAGATGGAGTTTAGCAGCAGAGTGGAGGTGGGCGGTGGACGGGCGGTCGGTAAGGTGCAGCTTGACGAGACGAAAGCAGAGGTGCGGAGTCGTTCAACATGCCTGCATGTTGAAGTGGCGATTCCGGATGTGCAGCATGTAGCTGTGCGGAGTTGGCAACGAGGGATTAACAATTGTTGGCAAGGATGAAGCTGCGTTGTGGCATTGGAGGAGGGAGCTTCATCATGTTCCATGATGGACGGCCGATGTGTTTGTGGTACAGCATTGGGAGAAGCTTCGTCATGGAACGCTTCGGTTGCGGCTTCGACGACGAGCATTGATGTTGGACGGCTTCGAGCCAGGAGTGCATCCCTAGACGGGGATGAAGAGATTGTGTGACGAGCTTCGTTTTAGGCTGCATCGGACGCTTAACAATTGTTGGCAAAGACGAACTTCGTCTACGGCTGTGCGACATGCAGCTTAGAGGTGGCAAGGAATGTTTAACAATTGTTAGCAAAATGCAGCTGCGTCTTTCGTCTTGCGACCCAGGAGTCCAACACGCAAGCGAGCTGAAGTGTCTTGGGGAGCGTCTCACGTCGTCTGTGACACGAGAGTCTTAAGGTGAAGCAGAAGGAGAGGCTATGCATCTACTGCTGTGACACGAGATTTAGGAGCTGTGTCATAGGCTGTGCATCACTTATGGTGATGACGGAGCTTACAGAAACGGAGCTTGTTTCTAGACTTACAGAATTGGAGCTTCTTTGGAGCCTCTCTGTCCAGAAGAGGGAGCATCTTCATCATGCCTGCATGATGCACAGCCTATTTCGTCTCTAGGGAGAGTCTTTCGTTATGTCTTCGTCACGAGAGCGTCTCCTAGCCGTCCAGCTGTCCAGCACTTATGGTGCTGAAGCACGCTTGTTTCGTATACAAGAAAGGGAGCGTCTTCCGTCAAGCGTCTTCCAGCTGCGCATCACCATATGCGACGGGACAGGTTTGCATCACCCATAGGTGATGAAGCTTATTCTTATATACTCCTCACTTACACCACCTCTTCACAGCTACAAACAAAACTTCGTTTCATTTCCAGTCTTCGCCACAAGACTGCGTTTAAAACCAAGTTTTAAAGAAAGCTGGGATGGTGGAGACAGAGGGTTTTGGAAAATAAGAATTTTAGGGTGTTTTAACGTGTTTTTGTTACAAAACGTACCCATTTAGGCGGTGTTAGACACAGACGGGAGCGGGAGCTGGGATGGTGGAGCTGTAAGTGAAACGGAGTTCTAACTTCCCTCACTCATGTTTATTGTGGTGTTTCGTTGTAAGTTGTTGGAATTATTGACACATGGTGCTGAGACGTTCAGAATTGGCCTTATTTCGTGCGTTTGTTTACGGGTGACCTAAACTACACGGAACGTGAGAAACACGTCTTAAACGGGCGCTGGTAGCGTCTCACGGCCTATTGTTACGGACAAGGAGCGACATAACATAACACGACACGGCTTGGCATAGTTCTTGCATATCTCTTAAGACCTCACTCATATATTATATTATAAAGACCCCCCTCTCAAAAAAATTTCTTTTCTCTCACCAGAAAACACCATAAAATTTTATTAAACTTATTTCTTTGTCCAAAGAAACACGAAAAATGCAACAAATTTACCAAAAACCAGAAACAAACCACTACAATTTACCAAAAACAAAACGACTGCACTTAAAACCGTGTTCCAACTCCAGCACAAAACACAAACTGCAAATAAAACGAAGTTTTAAGCACAGGCGTTCAGCGTTGCCAACAATTGTTGTCAATAACAATTTGACTTTTCTCTTGCCTTTTGTTACTCTACAACTTAGAAACTAAAAAAGGAGCAAAGGCATGTTAGAGGAGTTCTTAAAGAGTGCTGCAAGACATATGACGGAGACAAACTCTCCACGGAGACTTGCCCAGAAGGTTGCCGAAGACACTGGAATGGAGACAGAAGTCGTCCAAGGGTTGTTCGAAGACCCTGAGAAGGCGGAAGCCTTTCTTGGAAGACGTTACCTCAAACTCTCCGCCCTTCTTGCCGACAACCTCGAAGACGCCATTTCTAGTGGCGAACTCACATCTGGAGACACAATCAGAGCCATCCCTGTCGTCAGCAAAACCGCACGTCTCTTCCTCGGCAAGTCTACGGAGACATTCTCTCTTGGAGATGCCCTCTTACGTGCCTTAGAAGAAGACGAAAACGAAGACACGGAGGAATAACATGCAACCATTAGTCCAAACACCAACACAACCACAGCAGACTGCAAATAAAACACAGTTGCAAAATCAGCAACCTGTCGTACATGCGGATTTGATGAAGAGTTGGCAGGAGCTGTTGGTTAAAAGTCGTCTTTTAAGAGTCGGAGCTCAGGGAGATGCCCAGCAGGGATTTGGTCAAGGTATTTAGAAAGTTTAAGACTTACTACAGAGAGCGCCCTGTCGAGTTCGTAAAGGACTTGATTGGGGCGACTCCGACGTGGCAGCAAGAAGAGCTGCTGCATGGGTATGTTAAGCATAAGCAGATTGCCGTGCGCAGCGGTCACGGGACAGGTAAGGACTGTTGTGCTAGTTGGATTATTCTGCACTTTCTTTGCTGCTGGCCGAATGCTAGGGTTGTTGCTACGGCTCCGACATATAGGCAGTTGTATGATATTTTGAAATCTGAGGTCGTTAAATGGTTGAAGAAGTCTCTTCTAAAAGACCTCTTTGAAGTGCAGAAAGACAAAATCTTCGTCAAGGGCTTCTCCGAAACCTGGTGGCTTCGCTTTGTTTCTATTTCTGCGAAGGCGTCTCCTGAGGAACAGGCAGAGACACTTGCTGGCTACCATGAAGACAATCTCTTAGCAATTATAGACGAGGCTTCTGGTGTGCCAGACCCAGTGTTTCTGCCTATTGAGAGTTTTCTTACGAAAGAGAACAACCGAGTCATAATGATTTCGAACCCTACGAGAGCTAGAGGTTATTTTTATGACGTCTTCAAGGTGCCGACGATAGCTAAGCTATGGCATCGTCTACATTGGGACTCCGAGGAGAGTCCTAACGTGTCGAAGCAATGGGTAGAGCGCTATAGAAAGAAGTACGGCGTCAACCACCCTGTTTACCAAGTTCGTGTTAAAGGCGAATTTCCTGTAGGCGGAGACAATGTGCTTATTCCTCTTGACTGGGTAAGACAGTGTGTAGAATATAACTTCGACGACATAGACATCGACGATGACCGCCTCCCAGTCATCTGGGGCCTAGACGTCGCAAGATTCGGGAGCGACCAGACTGTCTTAACAAAGGTCGTCGGGCCATATGTCCAAACACCATTCGTTACCTACCACATGGACGGAGTCGATGTCGCCGAATGGGCAGCCGAGCATATTCAAGAAGACTTGAGACGCCTCGTCGGCGTTGCTATAGATGTGACAGGAGGAATTGGAGCTGGGCCTGCAGACCTCCTTCGTAGGTGGTTCAAAGGCAAGATTTTTGACGTAAACTTTGCGTGGAAGGCGTTTCATCCAGAATTTTACTATTTGCTTCGTGATGAACTATGGTGGAGAGCTAGAGACGCCTGTGAGAAAATCCGCTGGTCTCTTCCAGACTATCCAGAGCTTCTCGACGAGCTGTCTCTACCTAGCTTCAAAGAACAGAGCGGAAGAATTAAGATTCAATCTAAAGACGAACTTCGCTCCAAAGGTTTTGGCTCTCCAGACCATGCAGACTCCCTCGTCTGCACACGTTATCTGGAGCGTGCCTCAGCTGTTGCACGGGTCGTAGCAGCAAGGCGTGTGAGAAGAAGGAGAAAACGTAACTGGAAGGTAGCATGAGCAAAAAGAAAAAAGTAAGTCCACTCGAGTTTATAGCTCGTAAGATAGGCTCAGAAGCATTGTCTAAGTTCCCAGAGATGTCGAAGAGCGAATTTCTCGACTACGCCGCTCCACTCTTGCTCCGAGAATACCACGCATCTACAGGCAATCTTCTGGACGACGCAGACGCAGACTTCGCATCCTCCATCCTAGCTGAGACCTACGACATCTTCCACCAAGCTAGAAAGAAAACTTGGAAACACTACATCCCAGCAGCTGTTGGCACAGCAATAGCAACAGCTCTCGCCTACCTCGGTGTAAAGCGCACGCATCTTGCTGAGAAACTAGCTGCAAAACTAGCCAAGAAGTTCGGCAGCAAGATAGAAGCTGCACCCAAGGCTCTCAGCGAGGCCGAAAAGAATTTCCCTGCTGTAGCACCTCAAAACATCCCTACCCCCACAGTAATTCCTCAACCAGCTCGAACTGCAACGGGGTTTTATCGGGAGGTGCCTGTAGAGTCTGCGATGTCGAGACGACACTTTATGAAACCGAAGGCTTTGGCGGAGACTACAGGGGAGTATGGGACTATGGAAGCAGGAGGAAGGGAACTGCTCGGATTGCCCGAGAGCCCAGCTGTTGGAATGGCAGGCGAAGTCGAGGCTGGGGCGAAGAGTAGAGAATCTGCATTGGAGGCGATTAAAGCTATGAAAGACATGAAGTTTGTGAAGCCTGAGGATATAGATAGAGTCTTGAAGAACTATGAGTCAATAGTCTTTAAGGCAAGGAAGGGAAATAAAGATGTCTTAGAGACCGTAATCGAGGAACTTCGTAAAGGGGCTGAGCAGTGAGAACTAAGACAAGGCTCGTTACGCCAGAAGATAAATTTTATGTTTGGTGGCAGCAAGCGGTTGATGTCTCGAGTGAATTCTTTAATTGGGCAGAGAGAGCTTATGCATACTATGATGGAGACCAGTGGTCGCCTGAGGACAAAGCTGCACTAGAGGCTGTAGGCCAGCCTGCAATTGTAATTAACCACATTCGAGGCAAAATTAATCACCTCGTTGGTGTTGCTGCACAACAGGACATCTCTATTCGCTGCAAGCCTAGAGGAAAGGCAGATGCTGACCTCGCATTCGTTGCATCGTGCGTTTTGGATTACATACAAGATGTGAATGATTGGAGGACAGCTGACATTCGAGCTTTTAAGGATAGCGTAATAACAGGGCTTGGTTGGCTGGAGGCTCGAAAGGGACTGACACTGTTCAGAGATCCCATTAAAGTCGGCTGGGTTGACTATCGTGAAATTCTTGTTGACCCATATGCGAAGGAGCCTAGCTACGAAGACGCTCGATTTTTATTTCGCTATAGGTGGCTGGATGAAGACGCTGCAGTCGAGATGTTCCCAGAGGCTAAAAACATAATAGAAAACGTCGGTTACTCCTACAGGACGTCTTTCTTCGACAGAGCTGTCGATGTCCTCCCACTTAAGCTAACAGAGGGCTGGTATGACAGGCGAAGAAAGAGAGTTCTTCTTGTAGAGTTACAATACAAGCAGTTCGAGAACTGCCTTGTCTTTTGGGATGGAATGAGAGCGCAGCCTTACAGTTCTCGTCTTCATGACGCTGCGGTTCGTCTTGGGAAAGGATGGGTTCTGAAGATGCGTCTCCCGAGAGTTCGTGTTGCATTCCTTGTAGGCCCATATGTAATCTTCGATGAGCCTTCACCATATTTGCATGGACGCTTCTGGTACATTCCTTATATTTGTTATGTAAACAGAAAAGGCGTCCCTTACGGAGTCGTTCGAAACTTAATCGACCCACAAGACGAGATAAACAAGCGTCGTTCTAAAGCTTTACACTACTTAACTGCCCGCCGTGTCTTGGCGGAAGACGATGCCATAGACGACCCCGATGCTTTCATGGAAGAATTGGCATCGCCAGATGCTTTCCTCACATATCGCAGAGGCTACAACGTCCAGATTGAAAACGACATGCAACTCGGCCGAGAGCATTTTGCAATTATGCAAGAAGCTGCCAATGAAATGCAGCAAATAAGCGGCATCTATCCAGATGCCTTTGGTCAGCCTACAAACGCCAGAACAGGTGTTGCCATTCAGACTCGGACAGCAAACACACAAGCTTCACTCGCAGACATCTTCTCAAACCGCCTTACCGCCATCAAGGCTCTTGGAGAAATCGAGCTAGCTCTCGCAAAACAGTTCTATACACCAGACTTCGTAGCCCAAATCATAGACGACAATCCACAAGCAATGTCTGCCTCTCTGCGTGTCCAACGCAATCCAGAAGGCGAGATAATTCTACGCAATGACATTGCGTCTTTGGACGCAGACATCTCCGTAGAGGTTGGCCCATCAGTCAATGAACGCCGCCTCGCAATGACGCAGCTCGTAGAGCTAATGAAGTCAATGCCGCCCGAGGCTGCAATACTTATGCTAGACATGGTAGTCGACCTGTCAGACGTCAAAGACAAAGACAACATAAAGCAACGTCTCGCAATCGTTCAACAGGCACTATTACAAAGACTAACAACAGGAGGACAGAACAATGAAGACACCAGAGGAAATAATCCTTGAAGAGTTAGAAAACCAGCTTGAAGGAGACTCTAACAACGAAAATCCTGAACAGAATGAAGACCAAAAAACACCTGAGCAAGCTGCAGCACCAAGACAAGATTCCGAATATTTGAAGAAACTTGACGAGCTAAAAAGCCTAATTACCCAAACAATGCAGGCTCAACAGCAGCAACAGCCACCAGCTGAAGATAAAACGAAGTTGCAAGGCGATGAGGTTTTGGAGAGGCTGAAGAGGATGACTCCAGCAGAGAGGGCGGAGTGGGCAGCTCAGAATGGTCAGATGGGTGTGTTGAAGCTGATGGAGCTGCAGGACCAGCTTTATAGAGAGGAATTGGAGAAAGTTAAGGGAGAGGCTAAGACAAGTGTGCATGAGAGTATTGTAGATGAGTGGGCAGCGAAGAACGAAGACTTATTTAAAGACGAAGAGCTGGCTGGAATTGTGGAAGGGATTGAGAGGACGCTGTTAAGGAAAGCTGGTGTTACGTCTTACAAGGAGCTGTCTCCAGGGGCTTTAAGGAAACACCTTGAGACGGTCGAGAAGAAGGCGAAGGAGGTTGCAAAGAAGCTTGGAAAGCTGGAGGAGAAGAAGGAAGACAAAGAACAAGCAGACACAGCGTTCCGCTCAGTGGGTGATGTGAGTGGAATTGCTGGCGAGAAGGAGAATTTTGTTGATGTGACTAAGATGAGTGGCTTCGACTTGGAGTCACTTCCTTTAGATAAACTAAGACAATTAGAACAAAAATTATTAATGCAGTAAGGAGGTAAGCAATGGCAAGAACTGTTATCCCTGTAGGTGACCCAAAGGCTAAAGTAATCTACTCTGCGTTCCTTGCGAAGGAGTTTGCTGGACAGAGCTTCTTTGTCGGGATGCTTTCTGCAAGCGACTTCGAGCAGAGGACGAAGCAGTCTTATCTAAGCACAAGTCCAAATATGCCTATTCAGAGGCTGCGTGACTTGGAGTCTTCACAAGGCGATACAATTAAGTTTGACTTGGTGGCACAGTTGGGTGGTCAGCCAACATACGGAGACAACCAGTTGAAGGGAAAAGAAGAGAAGCTGACATTCTACACTGACGAAGTGAAGATTGACCAGGTAAGACATGGTGTTGATACTGGTGGAAGAATGTCTAAAAAGCGGACAATTCATGACTTGAGAAAGATTGCAAAGGATAGGCTTGTTACTTGGCTTGCTAGGTTTTATGACGAAAGTATTATGTGTTATTTGGCTGGGACACGTGGTATTGCTACAAACAATTGGTTGCTAGACACCAGCTTCAGTGGTTTTGCAGGCAACCCGCTTCAGGACCCAGACGAAGACCACATCCTTGGCATTCATGACAACAGTGTAACTAACGACATCGACGACATCGATGCAGACGACAAATTCTCTCTTGACTACCTTGAGGAGCTTGATTACAAGCTGTCTCAGATGGAGAACGCACCACAGCCTCTTTATGACAAGGACGAACCCTACTATGTAATCTTAATGCATTCTGCAGCCAAGAAACAGCTTCGCACAAGCACAAGCACAAATGACTGGATGGACATCCAGAAGAACGCAGGTGTTCGTGGCAGCGACAACCCAATCTTCAAAGGAGCTCTTGGTCGCTATGGCAAGTTTGTATTGCACGACTACGGCAAAGTTCCTGTTGTCAAGAATGCTGGAGACGTGTCTGTTGCAAGAACACTGTGTCTCGGAGCACAAGCTGCAGTTATCGCTTGGGGCGATGCGGGAAACGAATTTCAATACAATTGGCATGAAGAACTAGAGGACAGAGGAAACGTCCTAGTCGTCGACATCGACTTCATCTGCGGCATCAAAAAGACTCGCTTTAACGGGAAGGACTTCGGAGTAATCACTCTGCCTCATGCTATATAACGGAGCTAACCAATGCCTATACCAAAACCTAAGCCGAAGGAGTCGAAGGAGCACTACATAGCTCGCTTCATGAAGAACACTATAATGCAGGATGAATTTAAGGACAGAAAACAGCGTCTTGCGGTGGCATATGCCACCTGGAGACATAAGCATAAAGAAAAGAAGAGGAGGAAAAAATGACAGTTTTCACCGCAGATACTTACAAGGCACAGTCTCTTTCTACAGACAGCGGCAACGTTCTCGTAGAAAGGATGACTTTCTCCAGTGCTTCTGCACTGGCTGCTGGAGACGAGATTCTTCTCGGCAAGCTGCCACCATTCGTAACCCCAATTAAGCTGTCTGTAAAGCAGTCCAACTTGGGCAGTGCCAAGACCGATATCAAAGTCGGAGACGATGTTGCTGCTGCTGACATTACAATCGACGATGACTATCTTGTCACAAACATCTCCAAGTCCGAGTCTGAAGAAAGAGACGTCAAGGCTGTACTCAAGAGTGCTTCTACTTCAGCAAATTTCTCCATAGTCGTCGACCTTTATTATGTTACAACAGAGCTGGAGTAACAAATGCCAACCTACAATGACCTAGTCGCAGAAATCTCTAGGGAGCTTAACCGCCCAGACTTAAACAACTCCATCCCCGACATGGTTCGCCGTGCCGAGCAGCTAGTCTGGGCGGATGTTACAGGCTCTTGGCTAGAGCAACAAATTTCTTTGCTGACGACAGCTGACGTCTCCGAGTACTCTGTCCCTGAGCTTTCTCTCCTAATTCGCCCAATCTACTGCATCTATGACGAAGACATATTCCTAACGCTAGCTCCAAGCCGACTGCGTGACCCAATCTCGAAACAAAACGAAGTTTCAAATGTGCCTGAGTATTGTGTCTATAGTGTTGGAGAACAGAAGTTGTGGCTGTATCCAGCTCCAAGGGAAGGCGGAAAGGAGGTGCTGTTCATTGGAGACTTTAAGGATGCTTCGTTACAGGCTGGGGATGATGAGACTACGAATAGGTTGCTGTTGCATTGTTACGAGTTACTTGTGCTTAGGGCGTTGATGTGTGTCGTTGACCCAAGAATTCAGCTTTGGGAGAAGCAATATAGAGAGCTGCTTAGTTCTAAGCGTCGGCAATGGGTTAAGGAGAGAAAGACTGGGTTTACAAGAAATCGTGTAAGGAGGTGGTTTTAATGACTGGACAAGATTTAATTAAAGAAATTTTGATGTTTGTGCCTGAGGTAAGAGGCAGTGTTGATACTGTGAAGGCGTGGATAAACCAGGCAATTAGAGATATTGAGAGTGTTGAAGACTGGGGGTATATGGTTACTACAAAGCCAGAGACTGCTGCTAGTGAGATACAGTCGCCACTTGATATGTCTTCTGACAGACCAAAACGTGTATTTGCCTTCTTTATTGATGGGAAGCAGCTTACTCCAATCGAACCTTTTAGTGAGTTTAGTAAGATAGCTCTTGGTGGCAGCGGCTATGTTTTCTACGGACTAGAGAACGACAGGTTGCATTGGAAGCCAGCTACACCAATTCCATCAGGGACTAGTTATGAGATTAGATTCTACGCACGGAGTGCAGAGGTTGATGAGTCGACAAGTGATAATTGGTTACTTAACAATGCATACAGTCTTGTTAAGTATAAGACACTGATGCATGCTGCAGCTTATACAAAGAATGTTGACATGCTTCAGCAGTATGGTGGGTTGTATCAGCTTGAGCTGGAGACATTGCGTAGTAGATTTGGGATTATGACAGATTTAGAGAAACAGATGCAAAGCGGACGTAGTCAGCAACAGATTACGTCTGGAGGTAGCCAGTAATGGGATGCTTTATCCCTTATAGAAGACAAGATTGGGTAGAGTGGACAAAGCCACTTTGTGGTTGTGACTTTTTTGATGATGGCTCGTGTATTGGGTGGTGGGGATTTGATGGTAGCTACGAGGATTCCTGCAATTTGCATTATATGGAATATATGAATCCGTATGTTCCTGACCCAGTTTACAGCGAAGGTATTGTTGGGGATTGTATTAATAATGAAATAGCTGCCTTGCCTCAGGTCAGAGGATTCGGATTTAGACCATATGCATTGCCGATTACATCGACATTTTGGTTTAAAATGTCTGCTGTAGACGACACTGTAATTAGGATTGGTGGGATTGGGAACTTCACAATTGTTCCAAGATCTGAATTTATGCCATATGCTTGGAAGTATGCTATAGATCTTGATAAAACAAACAGCTTACTTGTTACACGTATGTTTAAGAATTTTACAGAGGGAGGCTACCCTCAGGAGCAGTATGAGGTATCAGCATCCGTGCCAAGCCTCGATGAGTGGCATTTTTTCTGTGTGACTGTTGAGACAACTAGAATTACGAATTGGGTATTAACTGTTGATGGAAGCGTTGCTGATGAGCAAAGTACGGACATTCTATTGATAGAACAGCCATATTTGTGTGATGAGCAGTTTTTGTTTGCTATGAATGCAAATCCAGAAGTAGACGGCTCTATATGGTTCGACCAGTATCGTATGTTTAACAGAAAGCTTTCCCAAGGAGAGCTGTATCGATTATGTATGGAAGACAGAGAACTGTCTTACTAAGGCGGAGGTTGTAGATGATTGAGCCTATAACAATTACAACGACTAAGGGTTTACAAGCTCCAGTACGTTCACTGACAGACAGCATGCTTTTGCCAGAGGGCTCTCTTGTTAAGGCTAAGAACTGCACATTTCTTCCAAATCAGTATTTGGCACTTTGGAGACCTTTATTTGTAGATAAGGGTTCGCTGGTAGAAAATGAGGACGAGACTGTCGTTGCAGCTTGTGTTGACTGTGGCTATCTTGCTTTTGCAACATTTCTCGATGGCACATATAGATTTTATCTATACAAGACAGAAGACTTGCAAGACGAGGTGTTTACTGTAGGTGCAGTTGCAACAGTCGATGCTCCTGCTGCAGATTGTGGAATTGCATTTGGTGGTGGGTATGCATTCTTAGCTATCGAAGGTGTGTCTCCAGTAATGGTACATCTTGAAGACGGAGCTGTCTACAGAGCAGGCTCGATTTTGTATACTGAAGCCAGCGGTTCTCCGCCACTTGAAATTTCCCCATATGTCGGTCAGGAAGCACTTATTACTAAGCTTGAAATAGACGAAAACTGTGTCTTATCAAAGGTATTAGTCTTCTTGTCTCGCAGTGAACCAGATGTCTTTGGTAAAGGCGTCCTGGTTGTCTATGTGAATGGCGTATTCAAAACAGCTTCTATCGATGTTGCTTACTACGGAAGTCTGCCAGACAAGAAGTCTACACTACCGTCTGGTGAGTCTGCTTACTATCCAGTAGAGTTTCAGCTTGGCGACGACGTGTCTTTGGCACCAGGAGATGTGGTCGAGTTTAAGCTAAAGACTGACGACTTAACAGCATCTGCTACAGGTGAGACGAAACTATATGTAGAAAGATGCTCGACAAAGAAAGAGTTTCTTGGACGAATTACTGGAAGTGATGTGCACATACATGTAAATGGAACACATCATCCAAAGGGTGGATTCTGTGCATATGGACAGGGAAGAGTCTTCATCGCAGAAGAGAAAGGAGACGTCTACTCTTCAGACCCTCTATTTCCTGGAGTCTTTGACGGATTCGTTAGAACTGGCTTGCAGCTTGTTGGTCTAACATGCAAAGACAATAATGTCTTGGCCTTCAGTGAATGCAAGTGTTCAATAATTTCTGGAACGTGGCCAGATATGCTCGAAGGTGTTGACGAAAAAGCCTATAGAGTTAGTTGGCAACACGGGCTTTTGTTCGTAGAAGACACACTCTTTCTAAGCTGGGGAGGAACACTGTCTGTCTTTGGAGGAGATCCGATACTAAATCCATTTGTTGCAGAGCCTACGATAAAAGCAATTCTTTCATACTACAGAAGACTAAATTTGCTAATAATGGCTCTTCCAAATGAAGGTATACATGTTGTTTATCAACTGAATGGTCTGATGGCTACGACATGGCAAATCTACGAAGCCTACGACGGTGAATTGATGACAATCTTTGGAGACTATGCTCTCTTTACAAATGGGCACTTTTACGAACTTGTATTTGAGTCTCTTTTAGAAGACCCAGAGTATGGGCTTCTGGCCTATGACGTTGAAGTCTTAACAAAGGCTGTCAACTGTGGTATGACATCTCAATTCGACAGAATGCTTGTTCATAGTGGATGTAATGGGCCAGGTTCTATAACATTGCTGTATTGCTGCGACTGTCCAAGCACCTCTGGTTGGAGTATACAAGGAACGATGGTGCCGTACAGCCAATGGCAAGAAACTACGGTAAGATTTCCAAATGTCAGTCAGGAAGAAAACCCACTTTGTGAAGTAACTTTTGGAAATGGTTTGGCTACAGCAGTCGACGAAATTGCTGCGCTTTACAGACATCCAATAAACTGCTTCGCACTAAAGGATGCTCCTAGTGGCTGGGCAGTAGCTGTAGACTTGAAGCTTGACCCAACAGCTCCAAAATCAATAGGCACTTTACTAGGTGGCTTCTCTTTATCTGTAACAAACCAGCAACCAAGAATAGGATTTGCAGTATGAAACCAATAGGTGGTTTAAAGCCAAGAGTACATATGCTTGAAAAAGAGCTTAAGAAAAATAAAAAGAAAACGGCTTGGAGTGTGACTTTCGTAAATGCTACAGAGCAATCTGTAACTCCCGTAGCCCGAAAGCTGGCTATAAAATACAGCCTTCTCTTAGGGAGCTAACAAATGGCATTAGACAGGGAAACAATTACAGCTGCAAATACAACCTCGTTTCAAGAACAGGCGAGTGTAGGACCATATGTTGTTGTAGCTTTGTTGGTGGAGAATGAAAGCGGAGCCGAGGTTACAGTAACCTGTAAAGTTGACGGTGTTCCCTTTGTGAAAGACTACAGTGTACCAGATGGAAATACGTTTATTTGGGATAAGAGGATTGTTTTGGCGGATGGAAGTACCATAGCCGTTGAGGCTAGTGGAAGTGTCAACATTGTTTTGTGTGGAGTTTTGTTGTGAGATATAGTAAAGATGAACAAGCATATATACTTGGTAAGTTCTCTTCAGGTGACACGGTTACAGTGTCTATTTACAAGCTTAGTAACGACAGTCTTGTTGTGGATTCAGCATCTTGTAGTGAGGTTGCAAGTACTGGTATTTTTAAGTATTTGTTTACTCAGACTGTGTCACAGAAAGAGTCTTTTCTTTGGATAATGACTAATGGAGTGAATTCTCTTTATGGGGAGGTTGTACTGGGTGGCTATATGGATGACATAAGAACGGAGCTATCTTTACATCGTAAGTCTGTCGAGGAAAGCAAGTTTCTTTTAAAACCAAGGACATAAGGAGGCTACAATGCTTAGACCACTACCAAAAGACAGTGGCCATAATATTATACAGGCAGGGACTAGAGTATATGTTCTTAATTTGTCTATTTCTGCAGGCGTCTGGACGCCTGTTATCTTGCCAGTATGCAGCAAAGGAATTGTCGTGAAGACCAGAGAGGGGAGTTCCTTTAAGCTTGCTCATGAGGCTGATGGTGACTACATTACTGTGAATAATGGAATTGAGCTGGCTTTAGCTGCAGCTGCAAATGAAACGGTGTTTTTTGTGCAGTCGGAAGTTGATGCTGTAATTGAAGTGCTTATTGTTAGATAAGGAGGGTAGTATGTTTGTAAGACTTGGACAAGGGCAAATAATAGACGTAACAAAAGAATGCACTTTTGACTGGGGACAGGAGCCAGCATCTTGTTGTGCATTTTTAGAAGTGTCTGGAGCTTCTGGAGATTTTACAGATGGTGAAACAGTTACAGGTGGAACATCTAATGCAACTGCAACTGTTTTTAGCTCATACGTAGATGGTGGAAGAGTTTACGTGGAAAATGTGAGCGGAACATTTCAAGCAGGTGAGACTATTACAGGAGGCTCAAGTAATCAAACTGCAACTGTAGATGGATTTGTGCCAGAGAGGAGTTGGCCTGACAATATTATACAAGGAAGTTTTCTTGATAGTATAATTAATAAGGATGTCGATGATTATTTAGAATGGGAGAGTTCTAGTTCTGGAGCATCTACGATAGCAAAAATACACGTAACTCCACCAAGTAAAGGTTATTATATAGTAATACCTACGTTTGGTACAGGCGAACAGATAGCGAAAGAATTTGCGGCTGCAGTAGACAAGATTGTTTATGTTCGTGCTGTCCCGCCTTATTCCTTAACGGATGGATGTGCAGCATCAGGCAGTGCTACCCAATTTAGTAGCTTTTTCACATTGTACTACAGTTTCATAGGGTATTTAGAAAATCAAAAAATACAATTTCAATTATATCACAAGGATAAATATATCTTTCGCTGGCGCATTCACAACATCAGAGTCTTAAAATTAGTAATCTAAAGGAGCAACATTATGATATACGATACAACAATCTTAGTACAGTCTCCGCATTCTTCACCTGAAGACAGACAACTTTACTGGCTAAATGAAGAACATACACTCCTAACCGATGGCTACAAGCTATTCGACTATTCGCCTTCTATCGGAGTCCAAGAGCGTCAGTATGCCGAAGTCCCTACAAACCATCAGCGTATTGATTACGAACTGATAAAGGCTACAATAGACGAATTCGCTCAAGCTGATGCTACACGTGATGATGTTGTGGCTTTTATCACTTCAAAAGGCTTTTCAGACGAAAGGGCTAACTGGTGGATTGACTTGTTTATTGACGCTGTTGCAGAGTTTATCCTACAGTCGAACAGTTTCGACAACTGTAAAAGCTGGGTAAAAGGCCAACTGGATGATGGCAAAACTACTGATAAAGTCACAGAGATGTTAATAGGGATGTTAGCTTTCGCAGACATTGTGAAGACTAATATCGTTGTCTATAAAAACAACCTGCCATACAAGCAGGTTACAACATGTAGATAACAATTAGGAGTGTTAGATGCCTTTTGTCGGAAGACTTTTACTGGAGCCGTTACCTCCAAAGACCATTAGGAAAAAGCTTCTTTGGATTATTCCTTATAACAAGCTAGTCTTCGAATTCAAAGTTTGTGAAGATTTTGTTTATATTGATAACAAGTTGGGAATAACTACTGCTGTGTCAGCTGGAACAACTACAGACTTCGCATCTATTCCAAGACCTCTTTGGCCTATACTACCTCCTTGGGGACGCTATGGTTGGGCAGCTGTAATTCACGATGATGGATACAGACATGGCAAGTTCAACAGAGAGACCTGCGACTTGTTATTTCTTCATGCAATGGAGGAGCTTAATGTTGCAGAATGGAAACGCTGTGTCATGTATAATGCAGTTAGAAAGTTTGGAAAATCTTCATACAAAGGAGGAACAGTTGAAAAGCATAATTGAAAACTGCTCTTTCGAAACAGTTCTTGCTATCTTAGGCATTTTCGTTGGCTTTGTAAAGTCAAGCCAGAAGGTTCTTCTTGGCGGAAAGCTTCGATTTAGGGACATTGTCGCTCAATCCATTGTTAGTGCCTTCAGTTGTCTGATGGCGGGGCTTCTTCTAAAGGCTGTGTTGCCAAAGACAAGTATCGAGTTGATGTTATTTCTCAGCGGAATGTGTGGATATCTCGGTGTTGCTGGCTTGGCAATGCTTGTTGAAACTGTATTTTTTAAAGGGAGGATGTGATGGCTTTTATAGCAGTACCCGACCCAAAGACTGGTGGAGTACAAGGCAGTGTTATGAACACTGCAACAGGAAATACGGTTTATTATGGTTTTAATTTTAACTCTGTAGCCGCATCAATGAATCAACAGCTTTTTGGTTCGCAGCCGAAACCGCCAAGTTATCATTCAGGTAATACACACTCAGACTTTGATGAAACAGAATATCTATCGTCTAAGATATCCAAGCTCCAAAGTCAATTAGAACAGATGCAACATCAGCAAGAACAAGCACAATCTACAAATGACTATGCAACCAAAATTATGGACACCGCTGTGTCTGCAGGGCTAGAGCACCAGAAATGGTTAGAGCAGCAACAAGAGTCACTCCTTGACTACTACAAACAAAGAATTGACAAGCCTGTTGGCGATGCTGGAAACCTAATGGAAGCAGGAGCAGCTGAACTAATGCGAGCTCAGAAGAGTGCAATGCATACAGTTACTAGCTCGTTAGCTGCAAGAGGCTTACTTGGTTCAAGCGCCGCAGAAAGTGCCTATGCTAAGATTGCTGGAGAGACGGCATCCAAAATAGGAACACTTGCTGCAGACACACAAAAACAAATTATACAAGTCCAAGCTTCCAGAGAAGCGGCTTACTTGCAAGCTATGAATCAGCTGCTAAATATTCCAACATTTCAAAGCTATGCTGAGCTTGCAGCTGCAGGAGCAAACGCAAGTCTTTTTGCTGTTCCAACAGGAGGTTTTTAAGTCATGGAATACCAAGATATTTATAACAAATTAGACGAGTTTGCATCACTGTCTCTAAGCCAAACAGTCCCAGTAGCAACAGGCCAACAGGGTTCAATGTATGCCCGTGGCGCAGGTGATTATATAAGAGCTATGTTCCAGACAGCAGCAACGGCATACAACTCTATGGTTGGATTGGCTGATGCAGATGCACGCATACGAGCGGCTGCGATGAATGCAGACGCTGCAATATTTAGTGCACAAGCTAGCATGTATAATGCACGATTAGGCTATGCAGGACGTTCTGATATGGCAGCAGCAACTGTAGCGGCTGCAGCAGCAAGAGCCAATGCAGCAACAACTGCAGCTGCTCTACAATATCAGGCTAGTCAGAATAGGCTTGCCGAGTCCCAAAGACAATTTGACGCACAACTGGGATTGCAGTCGGATGCTTTAAACTATGTCTCAAGCGTACACGACCAAGCTCAGTCGATTCAGAGTTTGGCGTATTCACTAGCAAATATAGACTATGACAGCACCCTGCATGGCTCTAGTAACGAAGGAGGAAGCAATGATTAACATAATTCCATCTTTAATGAGTGCTGCAAATACAGAGCTTCGTCTTGCATATGACTCTCTCTATAGAGCGTTCGACCGCATGCAAAAAGAATATGGCTCAGAGGCTTTTATCCGAATGGTAGAGACGACTCCAGAGTTGCAAGATGCACTCAAGGCTCCATCACTACATGCTCTTGGACTAATGGTAAAAACAGGCTTGGTTTCTGTTCCTGATGCAATCAGTGTTGTCCTAAAGTTAAAGCGTGCGGATCTCGAACAGCGTGCAACCTACGAAGCTTACAGGAAGTCTGTTCTCGAAAATGAGAAACTCAGGCAAGAGATTGCATCTACAAAGATAGCTGCTGTAAAAGACCTCTATACAATACAGAAAACAAAGCAAGAGATGTATACTGCAAAACATGACGAAATAAAGTCTCGTTTCGACACACTTAGAGAAACCCTGGCAAAGACATTCCAAACATCAATGTCTAACCAATCTCTTGCAAGTCTCGAAGGCGAGGGCATCCAGAAGTCTTATCAAGAAGCATTTGGCCTAATAAATGCTCTTGAGCAAAGAGCTCACATCTATCTAGATGCCAATCCAGAATTGCCTGCATCAATAGCTGCAACTGACGTCCTCTTTGACAAGTCTGTAATGGACAGTGTCCTCCAGTCTTATACACGAGATGACCTCGAGGCTATGTCGAAAGCCATCAGAACTGTTCTTCCTCGACTTGCTGCAGCTATAGAGCAAACTTCCCAGTCTCCCTCTATGTCTAAAGAGCTCGAAGACCTCAACTTTTTGTCTACGACACTAAGCGCCTTTAACATAATGGGAATGTATGCTACAGACAAAAGACTGCAAGAGGCAGAGTCTCTAATGAAACATCTCAAACGCTATCAGGAAGGAGAGTAACATGTATCTTCCACAGCCAGAAACAAAACGTGGTGTTAAAAGCAGCTTTTCGCTGAAAGAAATGGGTGAATGGGCTGCAACTGGTGCTGGGATTGGTGCTGGAATAGGGTTGATTGGTGGAGCAGTTGCGTTGCCTGCAGCTATAAGTGGGGCGCTTGAAGGAGGATTGGCTTATGTGACTGGTTGGGCATGTGGGAGATTGGCGGCTACTTTGGGGCTGGATGAGAACTGGCAGGCGTTTGCAGAGGTTGTTGGGGCGACGATTTCACCTGGAGGAGAGGTGTTGAATCTCGTGGGGAAGGCTCCGAAGATGTCTAAGTTGATTATGAGAACGTTTACAGATTTGGCTGGGACGGCTGGTGCAGCGTACTTAGGATGGAGTATGGACGATGAAGACCCTAGGAGAGGGATGTTGGTTGGAGCTCTTGGTGGGGCTTTGTTGGTAAGTAGTGGGAGGTTCTTTGATTTAGAAGGATTGGTTAAGAGGCACGGAGCTCAGATAGCTAAGAGAATGAATGAGCTACCTGGATTGAGGCATATTAGAGAGATTCCTGAGATTTATGTGGGGAAGGAGGCTGTTGGGTTAAGGGAGGCGATTGAAGACGGTATGAGGACTGCTTTTGCAAAGCATGCAGAGGCTCAGGAATTGTTGAGGAAGATTGCTGGTGCTGGTGTTGATGTAGATAGTGAAGTAGCTAGGGCGTTGGGAAGTTTGAAGTATGGCGTTAAGGTGAGCTTGTTGGATGAGCTTAAGAAAAAGATGCCCGAGATAGGTGAGTTCCTTGATGACTATATTAAGATTATGACTGACGATGCCAAGTTTATGGCTGACAAAGGACTGCTCGACCTAGGGACACTGGAGGCGTTTACCTATATTAAGAAGTCACAAGATTATTTGAAAGTACATATTCCTATTGTGCCTCGAATGGGAGAAGAACTCGAGGGTATGGAGAAGATTATTAGGAAGAAGCCTCGGGGGATTCTAAGAGCACAGCCTATTTTGAAGGAAGCTGGGATACAGAGACCGATTTCGAAGAAGCTGCTACAGCAACTCAAAGAGCAGACTGGAATAAAGAGTCTTAAGGAGTTGGCTCCTGGAACGAAGCTTAAGATAAAGAGAAAAAGCGGGAAGGTCGACGAGTGGACTGTAATAAGAAAGGGTAATAAGAAATACTTAATGCGGCACTATACGCCAGAGGAATATAAGAAGATTACTGAGGGTTATATAAAGCAAGGTGTCTGGCCAGAAGGGACTATCTTAGAGCCAAACCTTGTTGCTGGTGCAATCAAGTATGCAAGTGAGCGTGGTCAGTTGTATAAGAGGGCGTATACGTTGGATAAGATTGAACAAGCACTGACAGAGCATGGGCTTCTTGGAACAGCAAAGACGAGTGCGCTGTCAGTTAAAATCCCTGAGATTCGGCTGAATGATAGCTGGGGAATAAAGGCCTTCGGAAGGCTGAGTGGAAAATGGACTACTCCAGAAGTGGCGCAGGCATTAGAGAATCTGAATGAATTGTTTAACTATTCACCTTCGAATATTGCTACTGGCATACTGGGTGAGTTCACTCGGCGTTGGGCCTCAATGACAAACTTTGGGAAGAAATGGTTTCTAGGGCTGCATTTTAAGAGCTACATAAATCAGGCACTTGGAGACATTGCACTCTGTCTTGTTAATGGGCATAATCCATCGACTGTCTTGAGAAAGGGCTTAGAGGCACTTAGTGATAAAGAGTTTAAGGCGGCTTTCGAACGGCTTGGTGGAGGGTCTGTAGGAATAGAGCATGACACAATAGCAAAGGGCTATGACTATGTGAGTGGGAAGC